CCGACGACGATCACGATCTGACCGCCTCGGGACACGAGCCATACGAGGAGATCGCTCACGAGACGACCTCCTCGATCATTGTCGCCGACTGTCGGAACGCGTGGACGTGGATCCGGGTCGGGGAGACCTCACCCTCGAACGCGTCGGTCAGGTAGGCGTAGGCCTCGATCTCGACGGCGTATCCGATCGACGGGCGCTCGTCCTCGGGGACCGGGACGATGTCGAGGTGAGCGACGACTCGTCCGTCGATCGAGACGAAGATCGTCGCGGTCCCGTCGTTCTGCTGTTGGATGACGGTCTCGACGTCGAGGTCGTCGAGCGGTGTCCATTCTCCGGATTTCATGAGTTGGCTCCTTCGTTGATTAGGTCGGCGATTACCGATCGAGCGTCGGCGAGAGTTGGGAAAATGTCTCCGGTGTGAACGAGGTCGAGTCCGCCGTCGACCGGGGAGACCTCGTAGCGGAGGATCTCCCACCATGTCGAGCGGTAATAGTTCGATCGAGTCGAGATCGTGACGAGTGTCCCGACCTCCGGTTCCGGTGTCGTCTCGTATCGTCCTGCTCGGATCTTGTGGAGGCGGATCGCGCTCATCGTGCGACCTCCGATCCGAAGTCGACGTTGACGAAGCACGAGGCGAGGTAAGCGGTCTCGCCGAGATCCTCGGCGTAGACGTGAGTAACCTCGCCTTTGATCCACTGCTTCAGGCCACGAGAGAACACTCGACGGACGCTGTAAAGATCGCGACCCTCGACGTACTCGACCTCGACGCTGTAACCGGATGAGACCGGGAACGAGAGTGTCGTCGAGGCGATGCGCTGAACGCGTCCGCCGGAGATGGCGAGGATGTTGGTCCGGCCGATCTGCTGTTCCATCGTGTGACAGATTTCGAGTTGGTAATCGGTGGTGGTGTTCATGGTGTGGCTCCTGTTCGGGGCTAGGTGTCGGTCCGTCCGACGTGAGTAACAATACATGACTGCTCTACCCCGGTCAAGTACCCGGGGGGAGATTTCTCGGATCAGGCTCCGGAGCGGCCGGCGGTCCGGCCTGATACTGGCGGATCATCTCCTCGACCCTCCGCTCATGCTCCGCCTCTAGCGCCCTGAGAGCCTCCGAGAGCGCCTCCGAGATCCCCGACGAGCCATCGTCCGGGATGGCGATCATCGCCCACCTCCGGGACACGAGAGCGCCTCGGCGATCTCCGAGATCCGATCCTCCGGACTGATGTCGGCGACACTCCGACCGCAACACGGGAGGATCCCGTCGGTCGGGATCCCGTGAGTCGAGAAGACGAGGACCTCCTCGCACGGGATCCGATAGCGCCGGCCGCCGATGACGACGGTCGCGATCCTCGATTCGCGGGTGACGTGCTGAAGGCGACCGACTCGACCATCGTCGAGGACTACCTCCCGCTTGTCGCGCGCGTGGGCGAATGTCGGCTTCATGACGTGGACTCTTTCGGGTAGTGATAGGTGACGACCGACTCGGATCCGGAGCGTCGGAGACGAGTCCACGATCGGAGCACCTCTCCCCGGTCGGTCGAGTCAGCGTAAGACCTCGGACGGATGTCGAGGTCGTAGTACATCACCTCGGAGAACTCCTCGACGTTGACGAGGTCGAGGGTAGCGATGACACGTCCGCCGGCCACGATGTCGAGACCGCCGTCATCGTTGGCGATCGTGACGAGTGTCGGGATCTCGTGCGGAATGATCGGCGTCGGCTCGGTGCTCATGACTCCCCCGGTTCTTCGCAGTCGTGACCGAACGCCCGTTCGCATGAACAGACCCGGACTCGACACTCCGGACACGAGGACACTCCTCGACCGTGACAGTCGTCGTTCGGCTCGTGCCGTTGGTCGGCGTGGGATTCGGTGAACAGGTTCGCACACTGTCCGTCGTTCGAGATGATCGTCGAGTTCATGGCGATCACTATTCGATTCCGTAAGCGGCGGCGAAAAAGTATGCGAATGCCTCGTGTTCGGTGACGTTGAGCATCCGGGCGAGATTGCGGAGGAGGTCGTCGCTCTCCTGATGCCATTCGGCGGAGCGCTTGCCCATCTCCTCGGCGATCTCGATCAGGCCCGCTTCACGAGCGGTGTCGACGGCGTCGTCGTAGAACTCTGCGATGCGGATCGTCATCTCGATCTTCTCGACGAGTCGGGCGGTAGAGGTGGTGGCGACGTTGCTCATCGGACGACCGCCTCTCCCGTGTAAAGAACCTCGAAGCCGGAGACCGGACCAGCGGACACGACTCGACCGAAACCGGCGATCGCGTTTCCGTTGTAGTCCATCGCCGGAACCGTGACCTTGATCTCGAAGATCGAGGATCCGTTCGCTTCGATGGCGGACTCTTGTCCGATCGTCTTCGAGAGATCGACCTTCACGATCTGCGACTTCTTGTGGAGTGAAACTTTCATTGCGGATCCTCCGAGGATCTAGGCGCCGGCGGTGTTGCCGACAGGAGTAACGATACAGAGGACCTCTACCCCGGTCAAGTTGTCCGGGGAACAATCCTCTGACCTGCGGAAACGCGCCTAATCCCGGACGCGAAAGCGACGCTCGACCGGACCCGACCTCCCCCGAGGACATCCGATCGAGCGCCGCGACGAGCGCTCGGGAGTTACTGAGCGAGTGACGACTTCAGCATCCATCCGGTTCGCTGATGAGACTCGATCCGCTCCGAAATCAGATTCGCGATTCCCTGCTCATTAGCGGCCGACGCGATCTCGAACGTCGAGTTGAGCGACACAAGAACGGCCATGTTCCCGGCGTGGAGATCGGCGGACATCTCCGCGGGCATCGGCGAGGAGACCGGGACGTCGACGATCGAGCGAAGCGCCATGATGTCCGGCAGTCGGAACGGAGCCATGCCGTCGAGCGTGCGGATGCTCTCGGCGATCGGATCGACACTCGACTCGACATCTTCGTAGATGGATCCGTACAGCGCGTGATACTCGGCGAAGTCGGATCCGATCACGTTCCAGTGGTAACCGTGTGCTCGAAGCGAAAACGAAATCACGTCGGCGAGGAGACGTCGAAGCGACGAGACCAGCATCGAACGCGCGTCCTCGACGTCGCCTTCGGCCTTTGTGACCGGTGCGGCAGTTGAACGAAACGCGACCGGGACGCGGTCGGGATTGCGGGGTACATGAACGGTCATACGTTGCCTTCCGAGGGTAGATCGACGGTCACGCGTTGACCGGCTCCGCCCATAGAGTAGCCGCGGATCTTTCCCGCTTTCACGAGGTCCCACGCCCATGACTCCCAAACGACTCCCATGAACACGGTCCCGGGCGGGAACTCCTGCTCGACGGTGAGTCCGGATCCGGCGTCGAGCATCGGAACCGACACGGCGTACGGCCACGTCAGAGCCTCGACCCATTCGCCGGCGACGATCTCGACGTCGTGCTGAAGTCGGATCTGTCGGTCACCCTTGCGGACATAGTCCCATAGCGCCGACTGAAGTTCTGTCGAGTCGGTCCATTCGCCGTGCGCGTCGTACGAGTCCGGGACGTACCACGGTCCGAGCGTAAAACGACGTTCCTCGGCCTTCGCAAACACGGACGGGATCGAGCGTTCGAGAGCGTCGATCTCGGTCAGGGTGCCGACACGGTGTCCGACGCGTCGATCGGTGGGGCGCCATCCCTCCGACGTCTCCTCCCATAACCGAATGAGAGCGGCGGGGTCATCCTCGGACGCGTCGATCGTGAACGATGAGTCGGGGACAGCGATCGGACGATCCGTCGAGATCCGCTCGATCTGACCTCGACCTCGACCTCCGGACGATCCCCAAGAAACGTACGATCCGACTCCGATCCGTTTCGACATCATGCCGGCAGGGGAGACCAGTCGACGCCGAGAGCGTCCGCCGGATCCCATCGGAACTTCGACGTGGACATCGGAGACCGACGGCGATCCCTTGTCGATCCCGTCGAGAATCCCACGAGTCCACGAGACGGCGGGGTCTCCTCCCCAAGCGGCCCACGCGACGCGACCCGGCGACGGGTATCCCGGCTCTCCCGGTGACCATCCTTCGCCCTGCTTGTCGGCCTCGTGACGAGCAAGGTACGAGGCGATCCGCTCCACGGTGTCGAGCGAGACCGGGTTTCCGGCGGCGAGGTCAGAGGCGCGACGTCGACCGGTCGGAGTGAATCCGTCTCCGGCGTGACCCTCTGCGATCCATGCCTCGGCCCGTGCGGCCTCCTCACGGACTCCGGCGGGAGGGTCGAACGTGTCGGCCTTAGCGAAACGCTCCACCTCGGCGAGACGTGCCTCGGCCTCGGCGCGCGTGTCATACGTGCCGAATGATCGACTGCCATCGGCGGACGTCACACGAAACCGACCGTCGACCTCGACGACCTCCTTCGACATCATCTCGACGATCTGAAGTCGCTCCGGAATGACCCATAACTTACAGATTCCTTCGGGGGCGATGGATCCCTCGACCCAATAGCACCCGCCGACCTCGGGGCAATAGGCTACGCAGTTGAGGCAGGCGAGACCCTCGTCGAGGAATGGCGACTCGTCGATGTAGTGGGCGTCGGACTGTCGGAAGCATCCGAGCGCGTCGACGATGAGATCGTGAGCCTCGGCCAGTGCGGCGGATCGGAGAGTCAGGTCGCCGAGTTGGCTCTCGTGCTCGTGCTCGTGCTCGGAGTCGTGGGCCATCGGATCGACGCCGTACTCGGACATCAGGTCTTTCGCCATCGGGGACGGGATGAACAGGCGAGGCGCCAGCGCTCCGACGCGTTGCCGGTTGTCGGAGGTCGAGGCGTTGCCAGTGTCGACCGAGAGCGCTTTCCCGAACACTGTCCGGAGACGGTCGAGGAGACCGAGGAGACCGCCGCGATCGTCGTCGTCGTCGTCGTGATGCTCTTTCTCGGTGTCGTAGTTGCCGGCCTCGATCTCGGTCTCGTAGGACATCTCCATTTCGTCGACGTGGTAGTCCGTCTCGATCTTGGTCGACTCCTCGTCCTCGTCCTCGGACTCGGTGTCCTCCGGATCCTCGACGGTGCCAGTCGGAGCGATCACGAGTCGGTATCCGCTCTCGTCGACGATGGTCGCGATGTCGGCGACAGTCATCCCGGACGCGATGAGTTCCTCAGCGGTAACGCGGATGTCCTCGGGCATTTCGTCTTTCGTGAGACTGTCGAGGGGAACGGCGCGGATGATGTCGACGATTCGTGTTTCGGTCATGGGATGGCTCCTTCGGTGCGGCAGTGTAACCGACGAGGTGTCGCCGGCTCGGGGTCGCTACTCGATCTCGATCTCGTCGTCGGATGGTTTCGACGACTCGGCGTCCTCCGGAGCGACGTCCGGGATCAGGACAGCGGTACAGCGACAGTTCGGATGAGCGGGAGGCATACCATCGTCGGAGGAGAAGTCGTCGTTCGCTGCGACGATCTCGCCGTCGTAGATCGAGCATTCCTCGCACGCGTCCGCTTCGGCGATCCATTCCTTCGACGAGTTAGAGAGATCCACGAGTCCGGCGTCTTGTGCTTGCTGCCATGAGATAGCGCGTCCCTCGTTCGCCGCTGTCATAACTTCGGTTCGGGCGATCATCATCGAACGCGAGTCGATCAGTCGATCGCGATACGCCTCGGCGAGACGCTCGGCGCGTGCCTCGGCCTCGGTGCTCGTGAGACCCTCAGCAAGAAACGACGTTCTGTTCCGTTGGTACGAGTTCTCGACGGCGGCCGCCCATCGCGGGAACAATCCGATCTGTCGGGGGATCTCGCGCGCGATCTGTCGCGGGTCAATCTGATTCACGAACGATGAAGTGATGAGTTGACGGATCTCCGCTCGGACACTCTCACCGATGCCGACGACCAGTTCTCCGGACCTCGCCGCCGCCCACGCTGTCGCCCGTGGATCCGTCACGTCGAACGCATACGCGCCGACGACTCGACCGATCGACCGAGTCTCGGCGACTCCGGTGTTCACGATCTGCTGAAGCAGAGGTATCCGGGATGTCGACATCCTCTCGCCGAACGTGGACCAGTTGAACGCCTGAACGGCCGCTCCGACTGAACGCGACGACAGAGCACGAGAAAGCGTCGCCGTGTCGAGGTCGGAGGTCAGTCCCCGAAACGCCTCGGCGATCACCGAAGTCATCCTACGTTCGGTTGCGGTGAGACGTTTCGTCCCGAGGAGACGTCGTCCCGGGTTAGCGACCTTCTGTATTTGGCGACCCCTGCGCGCGTTCATCGAGATCGGTTACTCGGAACCGGGGGCCTTGAGGGTCGTCGGTTGAAGTCCGGTGAACCTCGCACCCGGCAGACCGACGAGTTTCGCCGCGGCTTCCGGCTCCATGCCGGCACGGATCAGGATCCCGAGAGCGTCGGCCTTCGCGCGCATCGTCGCGACGTCGTCGGCCTCGGTGGTGACAGTGTCGACCGTCTCGGTGTCCATCTCCTCGGGCATTCCGAGGCCGGGGATGAGAGTCGAGAGAGGCGACTCGTGATCGGCCGGCGGGAGGTTGCCGACATCGCGCAGGAAGTTTTCGAGACCCTCGTCGGGGATGAGTGCTCCGGCCTGAGTGAGTTTCCCGACGAAGTCGGCGATCGAGGTCAGGTCGATGGATCCGAGTTCGCCGTAGGTCAGCATCGGACAGCGCGACGTATCCATACCGTTGAGTTTGAGGAGACGAGGGATCGCGTGATCGTTGAAGACATCGCAGATAGCGCGCACCCATGCTTCGACGGCGGAGATGAACAGGTCGATCTTCGACGATCCGAGAGCGAACGATCCTACGCCTTCGTGTCCGAGGAGAATGAAATCGGACAGCGTCGTCATCGCGATTCGTTGGTCGTAACGAGAAATGATCTTGTCCGTGTCGAACTGACGCTGACCGCCGGACGAGAGGAGTTCGAGTCGGAACATCTCGCGTCCGCTCTCGTCGTATGCCAACGGGAACACGACGCCTTCCTGCTCGTTTCGTTTGATCCCCTGAACGATGTCGGTGATCGCTGAAAGTGCGGACTGTTGAGCCTGAGTCGCGCTCGACGACAGTAACGACGGCGGGACGTATGCGATCGGAAGTCCGGCGAGATCGCGTTCGATGCCGACCGCCTCGAACTCCTCGATACGACGCTTGTAATACCACGGGCGAAACGAGTTACGGAGAATGGAGCGACCCTCGGGGTTCGCCTTTGCCACTGTCGTTCGGAACAGCAACGCTTTTTCCATCGGGATCGTCGCGTGTTTGCCGGTCGACGGATCCCACTGAACCATTGCTTCGAGTCCACCATCGGGACCGAACACCCATTGCCAGCGCGTTTCTTGAGCACGGTAGGCGATCTTTCGCCATCCGATCTTCCCGTCGCTGTAACGTGATTTCTTTGACGCGTCTTTCGCGTCCGGTCCGCCTCGACGCTTGTACACGAGTTCGTGAAACGAGAATCCGAACGGGAGCATCGTCAAGATTCCTTGAAGCAACGCTCCCCACGATTCGTTCAGGTCGTGACGACATGACTCGACGAACTCGGCGACTGCCTCATCCTGCGGAGTGCTCACGCCGTCCGAGTCGACGTACGGGTCGGTGCGCCATTCGACTTTCATGATGAGTTTTTCGATAGCGAACAGCAGAGCGCCGACTATCGGATCATTGTCCGACATCTCGCGCCACGCGTTGACGGCGTTAGTTCCACGTAGGGCGGAGAGTTGGTCGTCGATGACGAATCCGCCGACGCGACGTAGGCCGGTTGTTCCGAGTTCGGTCATCTCGTCAGACATACGGGGTCTTCCTCCGGGCGGTGATCTTCAGCGACGCGCTTTCTATCGTAGCGCCTAGATCCATCTCGGACCGGATGCGCGCGCGATCGTCGCGAGCGTGACCTCCCCATACGCCGAATGGCTCGTCGAGGTGCTCGGTCAGACAGCGTATGCGAACGAGACAGTCAGCGCAGACGCGACGCGCCTCGCCGACCTCGTCACGAGAAAAGAACAACGAAAGCGGGATCTCCTCGGATCGGCATCGGGCGCCTACCCACCACGGCGGAGCGGCGACGAACGGGAGTCTCACTCGGCGAGACCTTGCTCAGCGATGAGGTACGCGATCAGTCGGAGGGCGGCGCCGTCGTCGAATCCGCCGTCGATCAGGGCGAGGTACACCTCGTGGAGAGCGACGGTCGCTTCGACCAGTGGGGCGAGGTCGACGTCGTCCTCGATCTCGTCGAGGTCCTCGTCGTCGTAATCGTCGGCGCTCATCTCCGGATCGTAGCGGGAGATCGGCGACCGTCGGGGATGCTCAGTCGAGGGAGCGGGCGACGATGAT